CGGATCTACCTTAAAAAGAATTTTAAAAAAACCCTTGACATATAGCCGTCTATCTATTATGATTAAGATAGTTAAGAAATAAGGGAACAAACACCATGAACGCCAAATCAATCGCTAAAGAAGTTAAGTTTATCTTAGTCAATACCTACACTAAATCAGTATTTAAAGTCACATCTACAGGGTATTGTGTTGTAGTAACCTGGACGGGTGGCCCTACAGTTTACGAAGTCGGTCAAAGTGTTTTACACCTGGGTGATGTCAAACTCCACAGAGCATAAGAATCAATACTTAACCACTTGAATCCCACAAAGGACAAACACAATGAATACCACTAAAATCGTCCGCGACCTCAAAATTTCACTCAATAGCTTGCCCAACACAACTTTCACGATCCAATCAAACAGCAATAATGAAATTGATGTAACTTGGTCTAAGGGGGTATCAGAAGTGTTCGTAGAAGAATACCTCGCCTCCATAGGATACCCCGCATATCTAGCCAGCACGGGAATAGTTATTAAAATGATACGAAAGAATTAAGACTCATTACTATCAAAAAGCCTAGGATTCAACCCCTAGGCTTTTTGATAATTAATCCGGCATCCGCCCAATTAATTTAGGTTCAATTCCTGTTAGTTTCTCGAATCTTTGTAAGATGATTTCAGAATACTTCTCGCTGAGTTCAAATCCTGCGACGGTGCGATCGCCTTCTAACTTTTCCCCTGCAATAATATCCGTGCCACTACCAAGGAAAGGGGAATAAATTACCCCGTCATCAGGTGAGCTACTTTTATAAATTCTGGCAATCATATCAACGGGCTTGGGTGTTGCGTGACCCCATCTCTCCTCACCTTGAACTCTGGGATATTCCCATACATCGGTCATGTTTTCATGGGTGTTGTTGAAGTAAGCCCGTGTCTCGTACCATTCCCGTTTAAGGTCATCGTATTCCCGTTTAAGGTCATCGTATTCCCGTTTAAATGCTTTGCCTTTTGCTGCGTTTTGCAGAGCAATATAATCCTCCTCTAAAATAAGTCTGAACCCTCCTTTTGTAAAAGCAGATTGAGTCATGTTCTGTTTGCCACAAATCTTGTTACATTGTGCCGTTGTTAACCCTGATTTCTTGCGCTCATTGTCAAGGTATAGCCTGATTGTCTCCCATCCTTCCCAATAATTATCGGCATTATTATTAAATCCTTGTTCACCTAACATAAAGAAAAGCACAACTTCATAGCCGTGCGGGTAGCTTCTCATTTTGTCGCTACCAATCGGACTTCCACACGGACCTGCAGATGGTGGTTTATTCCAAATAACTTGACTTCTGAAAGTCAATCTTTCCGAATCTTTCAACCCGCCCGAATACCACAACCGCCATAAATCCTCAACATTTCCCCAAATATAGGCACTGGCATTATCAGCAACAGAACCCCGGCAAGCCCTCCACCATTTCATCTGAAAGTCATCTAGCTTATCTCGGTAGAGGTTATCATTCAGAACCCCGTCCTTTTCTTTACCCATGCCATAGGGCGGATCGGCGTGAATTAATGAAGCTATGCGATCGCCTAACAAAGCCCTAACATTCTTCTCAATAGTAGAATCACCTACAGCTAATTTGTGCCGCCCTAACTGCCAAATTTCACCCAACTTAACACGGCTTTCAATCTCATCTACCTTATCCAGAAGTTCGGCAATTTCTTCCTCGTTTTCTTCCCTCTGTTCAGCAACGCCAAAACTTTCACCTTTACCCAATGACTCTAATAATTCATTTAATTTATCATCAGGGAAAAACTCAGAATAATCTACCTCTTGAGCCAACTCCTCCAATATTTCATAATCCCATGTACTAAAATCAGATGCCGTATTATCAGCGATCGCATACTTTTTCCATTGTTCCTCAGTCAATCCTCTCCTTTTGACTGCAACAATAGTATTACCATCTACCTCAATGGTGACAACCTTCTCAATCCCTAATTGACCCGCCTCCTCAAAGGTTCCATTACCCGCCCGAATCACGTCATTTTCATCGACAACAATACTTCGAGCTGCCCCAAACTGTTCTAACGATTTCCTAATAACGCTTGCTGATAAGGGCGTTCTTTTGCGGGCATTGTTAGGATCGGGAGTCAATTTGCTGATATCTGTCTCAGTAATTTTAGGTTTAGTCATAACTCAATAGTAGATAGGTTTCTAACCTATGTTATCTTGATAATACTGTTTAGCGACATTTACCGACATAAAAAAATTCAATATAGCTAAAATTGAAAAAGCTGTTGAGATTTTTCTTGATAACCCCTGGCTAAATGTTGTTGATTTAGCCGGAAAAGTTGGTGTATCTGAGAGGGTGATTAGATACTGGAAAAAACACCCCATCTGGGAAGAAACCAAGACTAGAATAATATATAAACGTGCGGAGGTTTTAGGGGCAATGTCTGAACAAGAAAAGATCGAACTTAGAGAAAAACTTTTAGAGCGACAACGTGAAATAGATATTTTTAGAAATGCTCTTAAAGAGAATACTGCACAGTGTTTCAAGGTTACAAACCAAGCCTATCGGGATCTTACCAAAGACAATGATGCAGTTAAGGCTTGTGCTAAAGCTACAAAATCAGGTATTCATGTCCAATCTAAAAATGCAATGGATGGACTAAAAACAATCATGCTGATAGATGAACACAGTTATCAACTCAGTATTATTATTGAAAACTTCGATGACTCCGGCGAAGATGACGAGGATTAATTATTATGCTTCGAGCTATTCAGAAGGGAGAACGACTCAAGAAAGAGTTAAAAGAAGCAAGGAAGCGACGGAGGCAAAAACGAACCAAGTCGGGTCATAATTCCTTAACCCGATTCAAAGATGACCCCGTAGGCTTCTCTCGGTTTATCGGAGTAGCCCCAACGGTTGATCAACAGCGATTCCTTGAGAGTGTCCGAGACAACCCAGAAACAAACGTTAAGGCAGCGCACGGGGTCGGAAAGTCTATCGGTTCGGCTGTATGCGTTCTGTGGTGGGTTTTCGCTGTTGACGGTTTGGCAATCACTACAGCGCCAACAGAGGATCAGGTTAAACAAATCCTATGGTCTGAGATACGAAAAATCTATGATCGCAACAAAGAAAAGTTAGGGGGAACCAGGGGGGAGCTATTTGTCAGAAAGTCAGAAACCGCCCGTGCTTATGGCTTTACCGCTCGCAACTATGATACAAACTCATTCCAAGGTAAACACGCGGATCGACTTCTATTAATTGCAGACGAAGCCGATGGTATCTCGGACATTATTGATGATGGGTTTCAGAGTTGTTTAACGGGGTCAAGTAACAGGGGATTAAGAATTGGCAACCCGTTGAATAAACAGTCGTCATTCTCAAAGGCTTGCGATCGCACTGCAATAACAATCCCTGCATGGAATCATCCCAATGTCGCCTGGGCATATCACCTAGAAGAAACCATAGACCCATCGGGTAAAATTCGATTAATTCATAGACTAAAGCCATCGGTGGCACTACAACTTTTAGACTCAAATGGATTGGTCAAAACTCAAGATCAATGGCCCCCTGAGTTTCCCCGTGATGTCATCCCCGGCGCTATATCCCTTAAATGGATTGAGGAAGTTAGACAGGATAAAGGCGAGTTTTCCGTGTTTTGGCAGGGAAGGGTAGAGGGCATTTTTCCTGAAGATGTCATCGAGGGAATCATCCCCTCCACTTGGTTAAAAGCTGCAAGGGAACGCTACGACTTTAATCCTGAGTATTGGGATAGACGGGCTATTATTTCACCTTGGAGGCTTGGCATTGATGTTGGGGATGGAGGGGATAGTCACGCCGTTGCATTATGGCGGGGTGATGTTCTGTATGAAGTAGTCTTATATCCCACTCAAGGGGATGAGCTTGATACAATTAGAATCGCTGATATTGTTGCTGAAAAGATTAGGAAATTAGGGGGTGCTTATTATGCGGCGGTTGATAAAACGGGCGTGGGTGCAGGGACATTAGCACGATTAAAACAGCAAGGTTTCTTGGTTAGAGGTTGTGCATTTGGAGAATCAGCCGAAAATAACCACGAATTTTCCAACCGTAAGACCGAGCTATTTTGGAAACTCAGGGACGGGTTAAGGTTAGGGAAAATAGCGATCGCTCCTTTGGGAGATATTGAGGATCAGGTATTTGAGGATCTATCATCCCATCGTTATTCCTTATCGGGAAAAGGTGGGGAAGATAGACAGATAGCTTGTGAGAGTAAGAAGCACGTCCGGGCTAGATTGAAACGTTCTCCCGATGCAGGGGACTCTGTAATCATTGGATCATCCTGTCCTAACCCTACGTTTTCCGATGGGGTGTCAGAACAGGATGTACTCAAAGAAAAAGTTAAACAACAGCAATTTAATCCAGAGGAGGTATCTGTTAAGAAGGTTAGAGATTTATTTAGTTAATGATATAATACTTAATTATCGAAAAGATTATGTTTGACTCTGTTTTTTCTCCAAATCCTTCTGCAATATTCCGAGCCAAAACCCCCGACTACGTTAAACCCAAGTCGATAAAAATTAATCTGGATAGATTAGAGAATGGCGGGGCTAATACTTTAACTGATGCTTTTAGTCGTGTGGTCTCCAAAGCATTAAAAGACTTAGACGGAGCAATTAAAACTAAAGACTCAAAGGCAATTGAAAACTATCAAGCTGTCTTAATTCCTGAGTTGACCAAATCAATTTACGGGATGTGGCTTGGGGGTTGGAACATCGGGCGGAAACATGGGGATAATGAAATTAAGTCCCAACAGAAAAAGGGAACAAACACAGCCAACTTTGACGAGGATCTGCTAGACGCAGAATTAGCGTCTATAGAAAATGTCCCCGCTCAAAACGCTATTGCCAACCGTTCCAAGACTCTGGCTTCTGATATTTCCTCGACTCAATGGGGGAAAATTAGAGGGCATATCCTATCAGCAATTCAACCCCAATCCGAAACAGGGGAACCGATAAGCAGATCCGAACTTCTCAAGCGGATCAATTCGGAGTTAGGTGATAGAGGGTTTAAAAATCGCGCCGAGAAAATAGCCAGAACGGAGTTAACTTTTGCCTATAACGCAGGGAGATTACAGACTTATAAAGATTCTGGTTTAGTTTCCCATGTTGTATTCTTGTCAATCCTAGATGATCGCCGTTGTCAGGTCTGTGAAGGTCGTCACGGGATGATGATTGACCTAAACGATATAGAGACTGTTTCAGCGAATA